CTATCAAAAGACGAAGAGGTTAAACCAATTTCTTTTAACCCTGAAAACGAAAACAAAGTTGAGTCTATAAAATTTGCGTCTAAAAGACCACGCACAATAATGGATTCAGTTTTAAACAAACTAAATAAGTAATAATTTAAAAAACAATAAAAAATGAGTACAACATTAACAAGTATCTCAAATGATTCTTTACGTCAAGTAGGTGTAATTGAAACATTGACAGGTGCAACAACTTTAACTGCTGAAGATAGCGGTAAAGTATTTATCTTAAACGCTGCTGCTGGAGCGCAAATTACATTACCAGCGGTTGCTGATGGCGCTGGACAGTCTTACAAATTTGTAGTAGGTGCGTTATTCGCAACAACTGCTTGGACTATTAAAGCTGCTACAAATAAAATCCAAGGCGGTGTTATCGTAAACAGTACAAACGTACCGGGTGCTGATGAAAACACAATTACTTTTTCTGCTTCTGCTGATACAATTGGCGACTTCGTAGAATTAGTTGGTGATGGAACAAACTGGTATGTTTTCGGACTTGGTACTTCTGCTGGTGCAATTACTTTAACCGTAGTATAAATAAAATAAAAAACTAAATAAAAATGGAAAAAATTAACCTATCAACTACTCAAAGCATTACTACAACGTATGCTGGTGAGTTCGCTGGAAAATATATCGCTGCGGCTTTGTTAAGCGCTCCAACCTTGGAGAAAGGCGGTATTACTATCATGCCTAACGTTAAGTACAAACAACCAATTAAAAGAGTTGCTACTGACGATATTATCAAAAACGCAACTTGTGATTTCGATCCTACTTCAACAGTAACTTTAACTGAGAAAATTCTTCAACCTGAATCTTTTCAAGTTAACTTACAATTGTGTAAATCTGATTTTAGACAAGATTGGGATGCAATTCAAATGGGATATTCTGCATTCGATGTTTTACCTAAATCATTTGCTGATTTCTTAATTGCACACGCTGCTGAAAAAGTTGCTGCTGGAATGGAAACATCAATCTGGAGAGGTGTTAATGCAACGGCTGGACAATTCGCTGGTTTAATGACACAATTAACTACTGACGCTGCTTTACCAGCTGCTCAAGAAATTGCGGGTACTACTGTTGACGCTACTAACGTTATTGCTCAATTAGGTTCAATCGTTGACGCTTTGCCAGCTGCTTTGTACGGTAAAGAAGATTTAACTTTGTATGTTTCAAACAACATTTATAGAGCTTACGTTCGTGCTTTAGGTGGCTTCGCTGCTTCAGGAGTAGGTGCAAACGGTTATGACAACAAAGGAACGAACCAAGTATTGAACGATTTGTATTTTGACGGAGTTAAAATATTCTTAGCTAACGGACTTGCTTCTAACACTGCGTTACTTGCTCAAACTTCTAACTTGTACTTTGCTACTGGTTTGATGAATGACATGAACGAAGTTAAAGTTATTGATTTAGGAGATATTGACGGTTCGCAAAATGTACGCGTAGTAATGCGATTTACTGCAGATGCGAAGTACGGTTTTGCTTCAGACGTAGTTACTTACGGAATCGTTAACTCGGCTAACTAAAAAACATAAACTATAATAAAGGGTGGTGCAATATACACCACCTTTTTTTTTGTTAAACTTTAAAAACTAAATAAAATGAGTTGTGATATAACAAACGGTCGAATAGAACAATGTAAAGATTCGGTTTCAGGATTGAAAGCGATTTACTTTATAAACTACGACGACTTAAACCCTGATAACGTTACTTACGTTGGTTCAACGGATGAGATTAGCGACTGGACTCCAATTGCTGCTGGTGCTTTACAATTGTATAAATACGAATTAAAAGGTGCTAATAGTTTTGAAACTACAATTAATTCAAGCCGCGATAACGGTACTACGTTTTTTCAACAAACGCTTACTATTCAATTAAAAAGACAAGACGTTACAACGCATAAAAACGTTAAACTTTTGGCTTATGGTAGACCAAGAATTGTAGTTAGAACAATGACAGACCAATTCTTTTTAATGGGTCTTACACAAGGTGCGGATGTTACTGCTGGTACAGTTTCTTCAGGTTCGGCTTTAGGTGACTTCAATGGTTATAATTTAACTTTTGAAGCTATGGAAGTTTCACCAGCTAATTTCCTTGATGTTTCAACTGAAGCACAATTGAAAATTTTGTTTGAAGATGGCGCTGGAGTAGACGCACAAATAGTTACTTCTTAATTTCTTCTCTATATACTTGCTCAAAAGACACTTACTTCGGTAGGTGTTTTTTGTTTAAGGACAAAACCGACCTTTAATCGTTTATAATATATGATTATTCTAACTACTTCGACAAATGACCAAGACTTTGTGTTTATACCACGAAATAAAGTTTTTGATTACGTAGCTATTACGGACGATCAAACGAACGTAACAACTGAAATAACGGGTTACACTTACACACAAGGTGAATATTACGATACGTTTGAAGCAGAATTTAATTTAGTAGAAAATCATTTTTACGATTTGGTATTTATTAACGGTGCTACGGTAGTTTATAAGGATAGGATATTTTGTACTAATCAAAGTGTTTCGAGTTTTTCAGTAAACAAAAACCAATATACTGCTAATAGCACCACAAATGAATTTATAGTTTATGAGTAATATACACGTTTTAGAATTAAGTTCTTATACAACGCCCGTAATTCAAGAGTCGAAAAGAGACGCTTGGGTTGAGTTTGGCGAGGATAATAATTACTTTCAGTTTATCATTGATAGGTACGTTAATTCGACAACTAATAGCTCTGTAATTAACAATGTAAGTCGTTTAATTTACGGTCGTGGATTAAGTGCGTTAGATGCAAGTAAAAAGCCAAATGAGTACGCTCAAATGATGGCTTTATTTAACCCCGATTGTATTCGTAAAATAGTGCTTGACAGAAAAATGTTCGGACAGTTTGCAATGCAAATACATTATTCACAAGATCATAAAAGAATTTTAAAGGCTTATCATATACCCGTGAATTTATTACGTGCGGAAAAGTGCAATAAAGACGGAGAAATAGAAGGTTATTATTATTCGGATAATTGGTTGGACGTAAAAAAATACGCTCCTAAAAGAATACCAGCTTTTGGATATTCAAATGAACAAATAGAAATTATTTATTCTAAGCCGTATGCGGTGGGAATGAAATACTACGCTTTACCTGATTATCAGGGTGGGTTACCTTATGCAAAGTTGGAAGAAGAAATTGCTGATTATTTAATTAACGAAGTTCAAAACGGTTTTTCGGGAACTAAAGTAGTAAACTTTAATAACGGTGTACCTACTGAAGAACAACAAAGTATAATTAAAAGCAAGGTGTTAAGCCAGTTAACGGGTTCGAGGGGACAAAAAGTTATTGTAGCTTTTAATAACAACCAAGAAAGTAAAACAACGGTAGACGATTTACCGTTAAACGATGCCCCCGAACATTACACGTATTTAAGTGAGGAGTGCGTTAAAAAGATTATGTTAGCGCATAACGTTACTTCGCCACTTCTTTTCGGTTTAGGTTCTGCTAATGGTTTTAGTTCAAATGCTGATGAGTTACGCAACGCACAAGTGCTATTTGAAAACATGGCAGTGAAGCCAATTCAAGATCAAATTATAGATTCATTTGAAACAATTCTACATTATAACGGAATTACTTTAAAAATGTATTTTGAAACGTTAAACCCGCTGGATTCAGCTGGAGATTTAACAACTAACAGCGATAAAAAACGCTTGTTAGATTCAATAAATAATTTAAGTCCTTTAGTAGCGAATAAAGTAATTGAAACTTTAACGGCTAACGAAATTCGTAGTATTGTAGGTTTACCACCTGAACAAGGCGGTAACGATTTAGCGCCCGAACTATTAAGCAAAATAAACACGGAATTAGAAGAAATATTAAACGAAGTTGATGCGAACCAATTAGGCGAAGGCTGGGTAATGGTAGACGAACGAGAGGCTTCAGAAAATGACGAAGAATTAGATTCGCAATTAATTAAAGCTGAATTAGATTTAGAGCCGAAAACAACGCTTTTAAGCCGCTTAATTAACCTTGTACAAACTGGTAACCCGCAACCCGATAAAAAGAGCGCACAAGACAAAAAAGTAGGAGATTTAAAATACTTTAAAGTTCGTTATAAATACACGGGAAATAAAGCACCCGACCGTGACTTTTGTAAAGCAATGATGTCAAAAGAAAATAGGTTGTTTAGAAAAGAAGATATTGATGCAATGAGTAGAAGGGCGGTTAATCCGGGTTTTGGCGAAGGCGGTGCAAATACGTACGATATATTTCGTTTTAAAGGCGGCGCACGATGTCACCACAAATTTTCAAGGGTAACTTTTATGTTAGATTTAAACGCTATTGAAAAAGGTTATTCTGAAATAGGAACAAGAGCAGCAGAAATTAAAGGATATAAAGTAACAAACCCTTACGAAGTTTCAATATACCCTAATAATTTACCTTTAAAAGGGTTTAGCCCGCGAAATAAAAATTTACCTTCAGACGTAATATAAAATGGCAGAAGCATTACTCATAACACGACAAGACGTTGTTAAGTTCACTGCAATGAATGGCAACGTAGACACTGACAATTTTATTCAGTACGTCAAAATAGCACAAGACATTCACATACAAAATTACTTAGGTACTGATTTACTTGAAAAATTAAAGTCTGAAATTATTTTAGCGGCTTCAGGAATACCGACAGCAATTACAATAAGCAATCAAGGAACTGGATATACAACGGGAACTGCTATAAATACAACAAGCGCAACGGGAACTGGCTTAAAATTAAATATTACGGCGGCTGGTGGTTTAATTACGGCAGCTACAATTAACACGGCTGGTACGGGTTACACGGTAGGAGGTACGGCAACGGTAACGGGCGGCACAAATGGAGCGGTTACAATAAGTTCAATTTACACAATACCAACTGATTACAATAATCTTTTAGTTACGTATGTAAAGCCTATGCTTATACACTGGGCAATGGTTGAATATTTACCCTTTGCAGCTTATACAATAGCTAATAAAGGGGTGTATAAACACAATTCGGAAAACGCTACGAACGTTGAAAAGGTAGAAATTGATTTCTTAATAGAAAAAGAGCGTTCTATTGCACAACACTATACTGAAAGGTTTATTGATTATATATCATTTAACAACGATTTATTTCCTGAATACAATAGTAACTCAAACGGGGATATGTACCCCGATACAAATAATAACTATACTGGCTGGTATTTATGAAGAACTACAAACCAAAAGACGAAAACATAAAGAAATTATTAACCTATTTAAGTAAGCAAAATGGCAAACGTAAAGATAAGTCAATTAACGGCAAAGGGAAGTAATATAGTTGCTACCGATCGTTTTGCAATTGCACAAGACGATGGAGGTGGTACGTTTTCAAGTAAGTACGTAACGGGCGCTCAAGTATTCAACAAAACAATGGTTACTTATACGGCTTCGCTAACTAACTTGGTTTTATCGGATGCTAATAAAATTATAAAAACGGATCGCGGTACGGCAAATGATTTACGTATTCCGTTAAATTCAAGCCATGCGTTCCCGATAGGTACGGAAATGATTATATTTCAACATGGTGCGGGACAAACAACTATTGCTGGAACTGCTGGAGTTACATTACATTCAACGGGTGGTAAAACTAAAACAACGGGACAATATTCGGTTGCAACGTTAATAAAGGTAGGTACTGATGAATGGGTTTTATTCGGAGATATAACAACTTAGAAAAATGGCAAATGCAAATGGATGGGGCGACGGTGCTTCAAATAATAATATAGGATGGGGAAAAGGTGCTGATAACGCAATAGGTTGGGGCGACATTCACGCTGATAGTTGGGCGGGTGCAACTGATATTGTAGGAACTCCAGCGGTTGACCCAGATGCACAAGCATTCATAACAGCGGCTGCAATAACAGACCCTACTCAACAAGCTGCTATTAATACTTTGGTAGTTGACTTGAAAGGGTATTCACTTTGGACTCCAATAAAGGCTTTATATCCTTTTGTGGGGGGTACGGCTTCACAACATAAGTTTAATTTAAAAAATCCTTTAGATACTGATGCTGCATTTAGATTAGTATTTAATGGTGGATGGACTCATTCAAGTACAGGTGCTTTGCCTAATGGGACAAATGGATGGGCAAATACTTATTTAGTTGCACAAGGAACACTTGGGTTAAACAGTACGCACGTTTCAGTATATTCAAGGACAAACAATAACTCGCAAAATGCACCAGCAATTGGTAATGTTACGGGTGGTTCAATTGCTGAGGTTTCAATGTGGTTAAACTTTGGAAATACTGCCTACCTTAGAGTGAATAATGCAACAGTTTCAAGTACAGCTAACTTTGATTCCAGAGGAATGTTTATAGGAAATAGAAATTCAAGTACACAAATTAATCTAAGTATAAGAGGAACACAAACTACCTTTAATCAAAATAGCAATTCATTGTTAACAAATCCATTTCAATTAGGCGGTGTAAATCCAAATAACTTTGATAACAAACAAATAGCTTTTGCAAGTATAGGAGACGGTTTAACAGCTCAAAACATGACTGACTTAAATACAGCAGTTGTTGCATTTCAAACAGCATTAAGTAGAAACGTATGAAACTAAATGAACTAACATCAGAACAAAGAACAACTTATGTAGGTTTACTTACAGAATTACAAAAAGACGAATTATTAGGACAATTATATGCACCTGATAGCTACTTTAACCCTATACAAGATGTTAACGATAATTGGATAATATCAATAGAAGAAATGCAGCAAAACGAAAACCCGAATTTTACTTGGGTTCGTGATTTGCCATTAATACAATATTTACCAAAACCAATTCCACCCATTGAAAATTAATTAAACTATGATACCTATTAACCAATTTATTGAAGTGATAAAAAAACACGGAGCGTTAGGAGTTCTAACCTTATGGCTAACTTACACGCATTTTGAAGTACAAGACGTTAAAGAACGTCTTTATAACTGTTTAGATAGACAAACAGAAATTAATAGAAGCCCTATTAAAGAAAACAAACAGGA